GGAAGCGCTTTTCTTGCGCTGTTAATGGGCGTTTCCACCACTTCAAATTATCGGCAAATAAAGTTCTTTCTTGATTGAATTGGTTTTGCTCTTGTATTGGTTGCTGTTGCTGCGGTTGCGATGCGATTGATTTGTTTTTTTGCGCATCTTTGATTGGTGCGATGATTGCATCAACAGTATCCCTTGGAATTGGAAGAAAACTTCCAATCATTGCCCTTGCGGTTTCCGCAGGTAATCCGGCTTGCAGTGTTGAATTCACAATAAGAACAGCGCTTTGGATTTGCGCCCCATTCAATGAAACATCAGCCTGAACCGCCTTCTTTGTTTCGCCAACCTTAGACCAGCCAATTCTATCTCGGATTTCGTTTCTGTCACTCTCGGAAAGATTCTCTTGCCGTTCGGATTCGAGAAAAACTTTGATCGTTTCGCGTTGATCAATTTCGGCGGACTTCTTCATCGTGAATGTCGGAATGTGGCGCAAGCTCCAACCATTCGCTGTTGCTATTTGCTGAATTGGGCCATTACGATCCATGAAGAGTTCTTCGCCCGTTTGTCGAAGCGGAGCAATTCTCTGTTCAAACCCAGAATCAAGCGTTTCAGCTTGGCTTCTCGTTGAAAATTGTCCCTCTTCCAAAATCAACCACGGCGGGCCAATGCTTCGAAGGATGCCCTTATCATACAAATTATAAAGATTATTGTAAGCATCAATTGGCGTCTTGCTTTGGATAAAATCAACTTCAATTCCGTTCCAGAGCTTGAAGCCATTAAACCTCAGATAGTTCTCGATGATCTGTTTTGCGCGAATGTCAAATTCGCCTTCAGTCAAACGAGGAAGCTGCTCATTTCCTCGAACGTGTTTTGCTACAAGCTTGCCGCTTGCCATTTCCGAATTGTTTGCCATAAGCATCTTGGTAATACCCTTGGCTTGCCAATGAGAATGTGCCGGAACATAAATGGACTCACCCGCAAATGGATCTTCACTTGGATGATGAACCCAATGTAGCACTTTGTTTATGTCAATGAAATTATATTGCGAGTTCGAGCCAAATGAATCAAATTGCCACATTCCAACGAGTTTGTCTCCCTCGAAGCATGGGAAAAGGAAGTTTGGAAATAAATATTTCAACGCCTTTAGAACGATAAAGCCAGCGAGCGGACCTTCAGTTTCGAGCCCATATATTTTTTCATGGGCAGAGAACCCATGCCTTGCTCCAATAAACATAGCTCGCAAGTTCTCAAGAAAGCCGCCGGGCATTGATCGAAACATTTGAGTGTATCTATCGCAAATCAATTTACACTCGGCGGTATCTCCTGCCGGTTGGAACCGACCATCTTGAGCAATTGACGCGGCCCAAGCTTGAGTCCCTTGGCGCACCATATCGTCGAGCCACATTTCATCAAATAATTCTCGCCCGCGTTTCCATGCGAGTTTATTTTTTACTTGTTGCAACGAGTAAAGGTCTGGAGTTCTAATAAATAGATTTACCTTATCATAATGTAGCGCGAGAAGGCTTTTGCTTTGCTCTGTGAACTGAGGGAGTTTCGAGTCATGCGAAAGATCAAGCCCCTTTTGTGGAACTGTAGAGATGCCATCGTTTTTTATTGCATCCAAATCAAAATCGACATACATATTTATTTTCCCAAAAATGTTGGTTGCTATCCAAAGGCGTCGTAAGTGCTTCGATCGTTAGAGTAACCCATATCTCGCTCAACTTGGAAATCTCGCCCGCCACGCCCGGATGTTCCACCGCCAGCCATTGAATTAACTGTCCCCGATGAATTTGCTCGCATTGAATCCAAAACCCAAAAAGACATAATCAAGGCGTCCGCCTTATCTGGGCTTCTTCCGAGTCTCTTGCGAATCTCTTCCTTGTCCTCGATTTTAATTTGCCCACCACTTGTAGATTGCCATTTCGGCTCGGTTAGTTCAGCGATTAAATCATCATCCGGCGGTAAACAAATGTCGTGTCCTGATTCTGGATTTAAAAGCTCCGCAAATCCCATCCACGCAGCAGCACGGCAATTCAAATATTTTTGAAGTCCAGTTGCGTCCGTCCGTTCGGTTTTGCTTGCGGCATTAAATGGAACAATGTCAATTTTATCTTCCATTGCTTTGCTTACCAAGCCAGATCCACAACCGATAGAGTCAGCAATCAAAACGGCACTACTGCCAGCAAGGATATTTTTTGTTTCGCCAAGAACCGCCATTGTTGCATGAGCATCCTCTTGTGTAATGTCGAACGGAGTCATCACAAAATTATTTTTTCTTGCCACCAAAATTGTTCTATCGGCACCGCCGTCTGAAACGTCGAGTCCTGCCGCAGTGATTGAGCCGAGTGCGTTTTGGTGTTCGCCAAATTTTAGATTATCAACTTTAACCCGCCATCTTTCGATTGCTTTTTCAACCCATGAAAGCGGAACAACTTGATGACTCGAAGTCTTTGGAAACAATCCCAAGACTCTTGATTGATAAACAGGAGAATGTTCGCCCCATCTTTTTTTCTTATCTTCAACCCATTCCCAAGTTGTCAATCCTTTAATTACATTTGCTTTTTGCTTGACATTCGGTAAATCAAATGCAGAAATGTGAATCTTGTTAAATGTTTTATCTCGAAACATTTCATAAAATTTTCCGCTTGACTCGGTTGGGTTTCCGATTGCGAGCAACCTGCAATTTTCCGAAGTCATTACGCCTTCAATGGCTTCAAAGATTTCTTCATTGACTCCGCTTGCTTCATCAACAATAATCAAAACGTGCTCAGAGTGCAGACCCTGAAAGTTATCGGGAGTCTTTGTTGCGAACCCGAAAGCATACCAGAGATCATCGATCATCCAGGAAGTTTTGAGCATTGAACCGCCAAGATTAAACTTGCAATTCTTAACGCCAGTTCTGATTTCCTGCCAAATGATTTTTTCAACCTGTCGAAATGTTGGGGCGGTTGTAACAACGATTGAATAAGCAAAAGAGGTAAGCCACCATGGAACTAATATTCTACCGCTTGTGAAACTGTTGTGGGTTGGAATCAGCGATCTTCCTGCAAGATAAAGATTTCTTGCAGAATCAACCCGAACACACTTCACCGGAATAACGCCAACGGGTTCTATTTTTACAATTGTTCTTTGTGTATGTCTTGATTGTTGCCCAACGTTGCTATTTATTTCACTCCATTTATCCGCTTTTCTTGGTAACGAGAATGGATTTATGTTTGGCCTAAATGAGTTTGTATATACCGTTCCAACAATTCGACCATATAATTTGGCCGGTTTGGTTCCTGAAAAGCAAACGAATCCAAGAGAAACAATTAGATCATATATTCCAGACGCCAAAACCTTATCGCAAACATCTATTTGAACACTAGAACTTGCAGTCAAAAATCCATCTGTGTCCATGAGCCCGCGAAGCAATTCAACGCGATCATTAATGCTCGATCTTAGCATTTCGTCTGTGATTCTTTTTCCACCTAAAAACCTAACAGGGGAATCAAGGTAAGCATGGTTTGAGAACTTAATTAAATTACAGTTCTCATTACTTGACTTTGTTTTTGTTCCGCCAATCTTGGAAAGAAAATGATCGGCATCGTCTTTATGGCAAGTAATTTCAGCTCTTACGGTTGTTCCATCTCCAAGCCAAGCGCCAATGGTGTAAGGGCTAAACTTATAGTTCCAAACCCTTGATCCCTGGATTGGAAATGTTGTTGGGATTCTCCACCTTGGTTGACCATTTATTTCGATGGAATTAAACATATCAATTGTTTTGACGAAACAAGCGTTATCCCATTTCGTTCTCCAATCGACTATGTTTCTTGGTCTGTGTCTCAAGTCAATGGCGTTCCAACCATGATCATCTGACGCGACGATTTCGGATCCGTCCGAAAATGTAATCCTAAATGATTCTCTATTTTCTATTTCGGAAACGGATAAAACCTTGGTTGATCTTCCGTTTTGATCTATAAGAAGATCGCCATCTGAAACATCCCCCATTGTTGTCCAGCCGCTAGGCGTTGGCAGAGGTGTATCTAGCGCTAGCGCTTTCCCAGATCCGTGACAACTTGCCACTGCCGTTCTTTTGTGGTCACGAACTGAATTTATTATCTCAACTTGCTTTTCCCAAATATTGTTACAACCCATTATCTTGCGAGCGAAAAACTCTGGATTTTTCCTTAAATATTCTCGAATCTCAGCAAATGAAGCCGGGCTGTAAACTTCGGATTTCTGTAGCTCCAAACGAGCTAGGGCTACTCTATCAGCAAGCGTCAATTCGCTTCTGACAGGTATCTCTCTTTCGATTTCAGATTCCAATTCGTCTATATTGAAATCTTCAAGCATATCAATTTGCCAAGTTATGCAACATCTTTTTTCTTTTCGTCTTCAAGTCGGCGTTCAAGCATATCTGCTTTAATGAGTTCGTGGAGGGAAGTTGCAAGAATATTGATTGATCCCTTGGAATCCTCTTCGGCTTTAAATACTTCCGGTGCTCCATGAGCTTGATCAAGAAGATATTTGCAAGCGTTGAACTTAACAACTGAATGTTTTGCATGTTTCGCCATCTTTAGCATTTCATCAAATACTTCCGGTGAAGCCTGGCGACACATTTCTTTAAATAATTTGGTCGCTTCAGATAGCCTTGGTCTTCCTGTTGGATTTCCAGATTTCCCCTTCTCAAACACTTTTCATTCCTCTTTTTTATTTGATAGCAATTTGAAGATTTGAGATGGATTCTGATTTGCTTTCCATCATTGCTTCAATATCTTTGAGTTCGACTTCTACACCAGCATTCCGCATTTTTAGCATGAACTCAAAAACCGGATTGCAAAACGCATAATAAACACCGCTCGGATTCTTATCTGATCTTAAGTCGCCGATGGGTGGAATGTCAAGATTTGGAATCAACCAACTGTTTGTAGATTTGCAATTCAACCCGTGAAGAGAACAGAACCCATGAACCTTTTTGAATCTGATTTGGGTATATGGTGGCAAACCCATGAATTGGCGAGCCACAAACATTTGAACAGGGCTCAACATTTCACCTTTAACGCCATAATCAAGCGAGGAGATATAAATGTCAAAATTTCCACTTACCATAATCGCTTGAATCATCTCATCAAATCGACCATAATCAAAATCTTTTGCCATGAAGAATCGATGAGCTTCATCGAGAACAAGAGCGGTTTTTTTGTTATCATTTCGATACCGGCTCAAATATGTGTTCATCTCGAAAATTGACTTGATCGGGATTGCATCGTGAAAGTTGCCTTGCCGCGATTTGATGCCACCGTTCCTCTTGTCTCCAATAGGATAGAAGGCGAAATATCGAAAAGAACCGTCAAACGTGGGACGTTCAACAATCTTTTTGAATGTGTCCAAAATAGAGCACAGGGCCAAGGATTTTCCAGAACCCATCGGGCCAGCGAATACAAAAAACATATTAAACACCTATTGATTTCTTTCAATGAAGTTCGGGTTTTCGCGCCTTCTGTTGTTCTTCCATGCCAGTGTATTTTTACCGTTGGCGAATTCCTTTACCTCAAGCGGCTTCCAGTTTTTTGGTTTTGTTTGCAAATCTTCAACTTTCATCATTTGCTTGTGTTTCAGGATTTTTCTTCCATTAAAAACGTCAAGCCAAGTGTTTATGTCTCCTTCAAGTTCAAGCTTCGATATTAGCACATTCAAATCAATATTGCAATCCCTGATCCACTTTCTAAAATACAAACCCCAAACCGCACACCAACCAACCTTCATGTTGTCAGATAGTTTGGTTGGATCATCAAGGCCAAATTTCCAATCCGGTTCCCATGAGTCGCTGTTTTTCCTGTTTGACATTACAAACCCCAAAAGAGTTGTCTCGTTAATTTAGATCTGATCTTCCAATATTTTCTTTATTGTCTCGATTACAATAAACAGGATAATAGACATATTTTTCGTATTTGTGTCTTTGAGCTTATCAATAAACATTCCCTCTATCTGATCAAAGTCAGATAACAGAGCCAACATTTTTTGTTTAGACGATCCGTTCGCTTCCGCCATAGCTCTATATCCAGTTTCCATCCCAACAACAGCTTTATCAATTTCTGAAATCGTTTCCCTAACGCAAGACCCCAGTTCTGAGATCCTGTCAGCGGACACGGAAATAAGTCCATCATTGCTTTTGCGCTTTAGCATTTGCGAAAGTTCTGTTTTTAATTCTGAAAGCCATATTCTTGCATTCTTAATTTCATCAATTGCATTGCTTACGTTGTGTTCCATGTTGCATGAGTCCTTGTATTAGCTTTCCTTCAAGATGCCCAATCCAATTATTCTATTTATTGTCTCTTGAGAATATCCAAAAACCACCGCAACCTCCTTCTGGATATAAAACCAAGCACCACTTCCGATTCAAAATTTGGATTGATTCTGAATGATTGCATTTAGCTTTAATCATCCGACATGCAGCCACATCCACCCCAATCAAATAGCGAAACCTGCTTATTGCTTTCAATTCTTTCGCGCAGCGTCTTAAGTGTCAACGGTTTCGACTCTCCATTCCTTGACTCTTTGAGTATTGAAACGTCTTTCTGGATAAATTCACGAAAATCTTCTTCTTCTTTTTCCGCTTTCAAATACCTTTCAGGGAAAACGTCAAAAAGTCGTTTGAATTGCGATTGTCCAGCCTTAACACAAAACCCACCGCAATTGGCATGAGGGAATCCGTAATCGTAAAGCCTTGGAGGTTTTAATCCTATACTTTTAGCGATATTTAGAATGTCATTTTTAAACAAAAATGGAGCTATTCCAAGCGGAAAAACACAATTCCAGGGTTTCCAGCGTTCGCGGACTGTATCAATTCTGTGTTGCTCCTCCCAGGTTAGTCCATAAATACAATTCGTTTCACTTGGCTTGCAATTGTCTTCAAGCCACTTCCTGATTAAGTCCCTCTTGAAAATCCTCGAGCAAATGTCAACGCGGGAATTTCCAAGAAATCGAGAGTCCATAAATGTCTGAAATGGCGTTCTTCCATCGGCAATAATCACAAGCTCAACATTGAGATTCTTGGCAGACTCATTCAAAAATCTATAATTATCTTCATCTTCAATTTTAGTGTCCGCAAAAAGAAGAACATCAATTTCATGTCCTAGATCGATAAACCTTCTTGCGGCATACCATGAAGTTATCCCAGAGGAGAACATCATTACATTTGGCATAAATACCCCTTCAAAAATCCAAATCAAAGTTTGCAACACTTGGCTTTGTTGTTACCTGAACTTGGCTCGGTATTTCATTTTCAACATTCATCATCTTTAGGTAGGAAAGATACGAACCTCTATTTTCATTCATAATCTTTCTCCATTCAACCCCTGTTTCTTGCGCGTCAATCACCCTTTATGCGTTTTTCAGCTAGGCTGCAATAATCCTCTGATAATTCAATTCCGAAAAAAGTTCGGTTTAGATTTTTTGCAACAAGAGCAGTTGTTCCAGATCCCATAAATGGATCCATTACAGTTTTTGCATTAGTTGAAGAAATTATTCGCTCAATTAATGCTACTGGAAAGGGTGCTGGATGAGGATTGTTTAATTCCTGCCCAAAATCCCAAACATCACCAAAAGAACTAGCGCCTTTTGATAGTTTAAATCCTGGTTTTGCTATTAAATAAATAACTTCGTAAGTTGGAAGGAAATATCCTGGATTAAAATTTATGCCACCTTTTCTTTTCCATATTATTATTTGGCGAACAGGAAACCCGCTCACAATATCTTGCCTATCTTGAAGTATTCCCTTTTGAACTCTCCATTTGTGGTTGTAAAATATTGCGCCTGTTTTTGGTATAATTCGTAACATTTGTTCAAGGCATTTTATTTGCCAATCAACATATTCCTTGTGTGGCATGCAATCATCGTGATTGGAGTATCCTTTCATTAATGCCGCATTTGGCCATTTTCCACCTCTCCCATTTTTCATTCCATTGCCAGATGAGTTTTTTAAATTATATGGGGGAGAGGTAACTATTAGATCTATTGAGTTGTCTGGAATTTTTTTCATTACAGACAGACAATCACCACAAATTATTCTATTAGCATAGTCTTGTGGGAATGTAAGATTTTCAGAAAACTTGACAGCGATATCTTCCATTATTAACCTTGAAAACCATCTGCCTTCAGCCATTACATCACCCAGAGTCCGAGGGTTGTTGATATATACAGTTTACCGCCAGCCAAGGCCATGCACGGCCTTAATCCGCCGATTACATTTGGCATAAATACCCCTTCAAAAATCCAAATCAAAGTTTGCAACACTTGGCTTTGTTGTTACCTGAACTTGGCTCGGTATTTCATTTTCAACATTCATCATCTTTAGGTAGGAAAGATACGAACCTCTATTTTCATTCATAATCTTTCTCCATTCAACCCCTGTTTCTTGCGCGTCAATGATTGAAGGTTTTTGAATTCCGTCTGAACTGAGCTTGGATCCGATCCGCTGTAACGGTTGCGAACAAACTTCATCTTTAAAAATCATACAAGAACAGGATTTTATTTTACCCTTCCTGATCAGATATAGATGAAGATGAACATTACTGATTCTTGCGACCATTATCATAAATGGCTTGATCCGTGTTCGTTAATCAACTTATTAACAAATAAAAAAACATCATCCTTTGGTGTCTCAAATCTCGGTTTGTTGGATTCATCAATATCATTTCTGTCTTTCTCTATCGCCTCAAGGATCCTATGCTCAAGTTCAGTCCGCTTACGGCTACGCTCCTTCCTTATCTCTTGGTTGTGCCTCTTTTTCTTCTTGCGTGTCTCGATTTGCTTCCTTGTCATCTTCATGCGAAACAACCAATCCATTCATCTGATTTAAAAGTTGCTGGATTTCAACATCTTCATTCCACATTTTATTGAATAGCGCAATCCTATCGTTGAACTTTTTCCTTTCAATCGCTTGCTTGATTTGCTCCATTGACACTTTCATTTTCAGGTTTCCTCTCTTTCATTTCAAGTTGAACCATTCTGATAATGCTTTCAATTTCGGGACTTTGCGCTCTATCTCCAAGTCCACAAAGTTCATAATTTTTACGCAACCTCTCAAGTTCTTTCTTCTCAAATTCGTCAAGCATATCAACCATCTCCTGAGTAAGATTCATTTTCCTTTCAATCAAGTCCCTTAAATCCTGCTCCTTCCTATCTCGAACCCTTTGTAGTTCAGAGATGATGAAATGAACAAAATTCAAACTCATATCACAAACCCCTTATTTGATTAGTAATTCATGACTACAATTTCAGAAACCTTCCCGCGTCCGGTTCCTTTCGAATTGATGTTTCTGTTTGCCTGAACTGTCTCGATTCTTGTGTTGCTGCTATATATCCACCTCGTAAAATCTGTATCCGAATCACTCAGCATCGCTCTTGCATTCGTTCCGCTAAGCCCAGCAAATAAATCCCTGAGTTCAATTTGCTCCCTAACTCCGAATCCATTCTGGGTATATCCAACAAAGCCTTTCTTTTTATCAATTTGATGATACGGCGGATCGAAGTAAACAAAATCGTTCTTTTGAAAATCGACATCGTATAAATATCCAAAGTCTTTGCATTCTATAGTTACTCCCTGTAATGCTTCAGAAACCAAAACAAGATTCTCTTCATCTAAGATATTTGGGTTTTTGTATTTACCAAACGGAACATTGAAATCATTGCTTTGATTGACCCGATATAGACCATTAAAGCAAGTCTTATTCAGGTAAATGAAGAGAGAAGCAGAAAAAGCCGAATCTCTCAACTCTATGTTGTAACTCTCTCTGGCATAATAAAAGTAATTTTGGCTATGATGATCCCTATGATATTTCAAGCGTTCGACAACTTCAGTTGGATTGTCTCTAATTTGCCGATATGCGTTAATGAGCCCTTGGTTCGTATCGAATAGAAATGAACTTCCGTTTATTTTGTTGAGTCTCTTCAACTCAAAGAATAGCGCACCCCCACCTAAAAACGGTTCGTAATAATTGTTTATGTTTAAAGGCAGCAGGGCAACTAATTTATTTAATAGCTGCGTCTTACCTCCAACCCATTTGAGAAGTGGTTTTGCGTTCAAATCTCAACCTCCAATGCTTTTATTATAGTATTTCTAATCCGAAAAGCAACACATTTTGAGGAGTCGAGAAAAAAGAATCATTTCAAGATCGATTTATTTAATGTTGAATGATTTGATGTTGAAGTATTTTGTGGTTGGTTGCAGATCGGGTTGGCCTTGCCGGTTGGAGAAGAGGGAGGTGAACGGGCCGGAAAACGACAACCCTCTAAAATCGTTTTTACGGGCTTAAAACGGGTTCGCCAGTGTGCTTGCCGCCCTAACGCCTTCCAAGTGCCTGGAATCGTCTAAAAACGGTCAAGAAATCGATTGGGAAGATCCGGCCGCGAAGACTTCGAACAGTAGGGGACTTGGAAAATACTTCAACATTGAATGATTTAACATTGAACGATGGGAACCCATACGCTTGTGAGTCTATTGGTTTAACTTGCTGATTTTAAAAGCAAATCTCAAAAAATACGTTTGTATGGTTCACCCTACAATTGTATGGGTTCCCACGAAAAAATTCAATAAATTCAAGGTCTTGCCGGCTGAGGGGACCTTGGGAACCTCTGCCAGCCCCGGTCAGGTGCGCGTGCGCATTATGTGTGCGCGCATTACGTATTACGTGCGTATGTGCGCGTATTACGTGCGCGTGCGTATTACGTAATGCGTGTCATGCGTGCGCACGTGCGCACGCGTAAGGGCTAAATTTTTTCTTAAAGGTTCCCAAGGAACCGGCAAGAGATTGATTTTTCAGGATTTTTCAATGGGAACCCATACAGTTGATTGGGTTCTCATGCCGCTGTGGCTCCTCGCGGCAAGACCTTGAATTTATTGAATTTTTCCAAGATGGGAACCTTGGGAACCCGTGCGTTTGTATGGGTTCCCAAGGTTCCCATCGTTAATACCTAAACAAGTTAGCCTCTAAACAGCAAGACATTGAATCTAAAGAATAATTTAAAAATTGAGTAAAAATTACACATTCCAATCTAGGAAGAAATCACAACAACAGCTTGACGGCGGGAGAGAAGGGTTTTCGAGGTGGGCTTGCTTTTGGTGAATAGCAATGCTATGAATTCAAGGGTTGAGGCAGTAGAAACAACCACAACCCAAGGCATGAGAGAAGGAGTTTTTTGCATGATTGAATTTGGAAACGCCGAAATCCAGGAGCTTGCTAAGGAAGTTTTTGACGGTGCCAACTCCTGTGACGAACACAAAACAAATCTTTCCTGGATCTCATTGGCCGGGAAAGCTATAGCAGCATACATGGAATATGGAGACTGTTCAGAATCAAATGGAGTCGCGGTTTTCAAAATGGATGATGGGAAGTTTTGTGTTGTCGAGCAATGGGAAGACACAACCGGGCACGGTTGTCAATGTGGCGGAACAACAAATTTATATGATGATTATCAATCAATGCTGAGTGAAGGATTGTCGAAAGCCGACAAAAAGAAACTCAACATCAAAGCGGAAACGTAAAGTAAGGAGCAATTGCAATGTCAGACAACAGCCAACCAGAATTGATGGTATCTGAAGTAAGGTCCGTCGAATCGATTTGGTTTAGTAACAAGAAAGAGTTTGTTACCAATTTGGTTTATAAAGGTTGCATGGAAGCGTTCAAGAATAATGGAATCGATTCATTAACGAGTATGACAACCGATAGATTCATTAAGATTGTTTGGTTGCTTTCTCTCGCGGCCGATGAACTGGAGAAAACAGGAAACCAAACCTGGGCAGTTCAACCGAAACCAGAAACCTAAAACCAAACAAAACATCGATGAAAAGCCAATCTCTAGCAGGTTGGCTTTTTTTATTTTTACGACCCTCTTGCGTTGGCGATATAGCATCACTATAGTAAGTAGTGTGAGTGAGAAAGTGAGAGCAAGAGTAACCCGAGCAACCCGAGCAAGAGGAGTGACGAAGATGAATGCAGCACAAATGACCGGAATGAGAATGACGCACGCAAGCATGATTCCGGCTACGAAAACAGCGCGCGAAATGGCGCTCACAAGCCACAAACTCAGCAAAGACGGCAATCGAGCAACAACGCAAGACGGACGAGTTTGGACGTGGTTCGAGAATAAATGGCGCGGCTAAACTATCCAAAAACAAAAAAGGGTTCAGGATAAACCTAAACCCTTTTTTGTTTTTCCATGCCTCACACAAACGACAATTTATACGGAATTCCATGATGCTTAGTTTCGGCAACGTCAAGCCGGGCTAAGATTTTCTCGTTTTTGGTTCCATATTCGCTCGACATATCCAGTTCAAAAACTCTTCCACGGCAAGGAGCCAGCAACATTCCAAGCCGAGTCGCCTTAGCCTTCTCTCCATTCGATTTTCCAAAATCAAATTCAACTTGATCCGCAACAAAAACAAGTTCTTTTGCTGTTCTCGAAATTGTTCCAAGCAATTCGGGCCGATAATCGTTGATCCACCATTGCCGAATTAAATCGAGCAAGGCAAGTTCTCTTTTGTCATTTTGTCTCAATTCTCCAGCGTTCCCGTTCCAGTTTTTGAATCCAAGAAACTCAACAAGCCCACCAATTTTTTTTGAATAGTCTTCATAACTACCCCATGAAACATCTTTCTCTGGTGCGCCAGCATTTAGCCAATGCCTAATCAAAACTAAAGCCGATTCAATGATTTTCCACCGATTAATTTTAACAAAATCTGGTAATTTATACTTAAAATTGGATCGCTCCCAAGGTCTAGCCGTTTTAGCATCGAGACGAATCAGGAGCGTTCTCCGTTGCATATCGCCTTCAACCCTGCAATTATTCCCGGTTGCCACAAAGATTTGGACAATCAAGAATGTAGCATCTCGCGATTCCCCTAGGATTCGAGCGCTCCACTTCCTTTGAGTGAGAAGAGAGCAAAGCGGAGCATTATCAAGTTTTCCAACAATATTATCAAATAAAACAACTTGAGGTGAAGGAAGCAAACTAGAAACTATCTGTTTGCGCCATTCATCATCATTTGATTTAGGAACCTGGATCGAATGAAGTTCTGAACCAACAAAAGGATAAAGAAGCGACTCAGCCAACATTCCCTTTCCAGTTCCTTTTTCGGGTGCTTCAATCAAATGAAGAGGCGTAGGTCCATCAATCAAATCTCGAATGAACGGTAAGAAAAACAAAGAAATTGCATTTGATCGGCTTGCTTCGTCTGCAAACGGAAACCCTTCAAGGTGGTTCGAGATAATCCCAATTGAATCATTGACTTCCTTTTCTGTTGGCTTGTTCGGAATCTTACCTATGCTTCCATTTTGATTCTGTAGGTATAGATAGCATGATGAAACCGGATCGTAACCGTGTTTAACGATCAATTCTCCTTGCCGGTTGAAGAAAGGCGTAGACACGACTCGATGGAGAAATGGGATCGGCATAACTGGCGACGAATCAAGGCCGGAAGCCAACGAAATGGACGGCCAAACTTGGACCTTGACACTTTTGTTTGGTCCACTTCCTTCATAGAAATAGGCAATTTTAGCAAGCTCGGATTGGATGCTTCTAGGACATCAATGTAGAGATCTTCGCTTCCCCAAAATCACCGATCCCAACTGTTGATATTTTTGAATTATAACGGAAGTAACTCGGATTCAAGCCGTTGAATGTCTTGATTGCGTTCCAGGTTTCCGTTTCTAGGCGTTCTAAATCCCCATGATTCACCATTATTTCCGAGAGTTTGCCGTGCTTATTTTTTGCAGCCTTTTTTTTCTTGCCCTCCTCTTGATCTTCTTCTTCGACAACGCCAAATCCGTATTCCGGTTCATCGTTTGGCGTTTCTGTTTCGGAAACGCCACTTTCCAAAACGGATACTTCGTCAACTCCAGCTTCGAATTGATTTGCTTCGATTGCGCTTTCCATTGCTTGCCTTTCATATTCGAGTTCAAGTTCGCTTTTAGGGATCTTGATTCCTGTAATTTTTGCAATATGCTTGCAAGCTGCGATATGATCGCTAGCCAACCCAACATCAATAATATAATCAAAAATAGAAAGAGACTTTCCAGAGTCAAAATCATGATATTTTCCTTTTTCGGCCGTTCCGGTTCCGTCAGCTACTCCTGCGCTTAACCTCCCCCCGGCAAGAGAGCGATCCGTGTGCATCCAAATCCATCCGTTTTCCCTTTTTAAATCCGTCAACCTGGATCCATAAACCTGTTTTAGATCTAGCGCTTCAAGTGCTTTTTCTCTCCAAGTTTTCCAATCTAGATTTTCTATGTTGGCGTTATTCTTTCTTTCGCTTGCCTTATTTCTTTCAAGCGGGCTTGTTTTTTCTGTTTTTGCTTTCGGCTCAGGTTGCGCAACTTCAACTCGTTCCTCTTTGGGTATGATTGATTCAAGTTCCGAAATTGCATCCAAGCATTGCTTTTGGGTATATCTCAAAACGGTTGAGATTGAATCAATCTCAATCAATTTATCAATGGAACTGGATGAATAAAATTGATTGTTGCCATACTTTGCGCCATGCCAAAATGGTAGCCAAACCATATTCCCAAATTTTTTGGAGTGCGCTTTGGCTTGTTTTGGGAACACTTCAAGTGGGCTCTTTCCCGGTTCGGCAATTCCGCCTTTTGAAGTTTTGGCGTTTCTTGGAGCGAGCAACCACAAAAGTTTCTTTGCAATCCCAGCCTCAACTTGCTCAGAGAAAAAAACCCAAGTATGCCAGCCCGATCCGCTTGAGGTTTTTTCTAAATAAACATTGATGCCAACAAGCTTTCCAAGCTTAACAATTTTTTGCGCTTCTAAATCCGGTTCTAAGCACCCGACGGCGTGACCACTTCGAGATTCTGTTTTTGTCTTCGCGTTATACTGTGAACCCTCAGAATCCTTGATTCCATCGATGTCTATACAAGCAGCCTTAACAGTGTTACGATCCGGATTTAACAGGTAAACCCCAATTCTGTTTGGCTTAAATACTGTGTTATTGTCAAATTCCAGAGCAAAAGGTTTGCTAAACTCCCCAAAAACATGATAATGCAATATCTCCTTCAATTCACTTTCGCCACCATGCCACATTCCAGGATTCGGAATTCCCCTCGAATTGCGAAAGGCAACAACGTCTCTCCTATCAAAAAATAAATCCTCAAGGATCTTGACTTGTCTTAATTTTGTTTCAACATCAAACGATTTAATGTTCAAGCTATTCATATCTTCCCTCTCTTTATTGTAGCATTTAATGGCAAAAATAGCAAAACGGCATTTTATTTGCCGTTTTGTTTGCTACACTTCAAAATGATTCCAGCGTTTTGCATATAAATTGAATTCATAAATCGACATTGCCAAAAACTTTCCTTGCCTTCCCTCAACAGAACAATAAACCATCCATCCATCGTTATCTTTTACAACATACTCAACCTCTACCGCTGTTTCTCTTGAATGAAATGAAGCATATCTAACGGTATACTTTGTTCCATACTTAAATTCAGGAGTATCACTTACGCTTGAACAGTTATTGCATATACATTTTTCGCCGTGCTTAATTCCGTTAAAGACCCTCATTTACTGTATTCACCTGCCGTTTTGTTGAATGTATCTAGCGTCATCCATTGATCGTTTGATTTGACTCCATTCACGGAATAATAAACTTTCCAAATTTTACCCAACCTCTCGACTTCAACAACCTCGATTGTCGTTGTTTTGTTTTGTATCTCGTTCCATAATCAAAAACTGGAACCTCTCTGAACATACAACATTTCATACACTCGCATCTGTCTGTATGTTCAATTCCGAAAAAACTGGCATATCAAATCCCCTGTCTTGTCCAAACATCCAAAAGTGTTCTTCTTTTATCAACAACAATGGTGTCTGCAACTTTTCTTAACCCCCACGGATCACCGATCAAAATGCAAACATTTTTCGCCCTCGTTACTGCCGTATACATCATTGCCCGGCTAGCGCTGAATGAATGCGATTTGTGGAATACACAAATAACAATCGGGATTTCACTTCCTTGCATCTTATGAACTGTTAGCGCGTTTGCATGAGCTAAATTTCCCTTGGCGTCTCCACTTATAAGTTTTGGTTCGTCGTGTCCGTCAAACTGAATAAATAAATCTTTCTCTTTTGCGTGTGATGGCGAATCAAAAATGATACCAATCGTTCCGTTCATTACTCCAATTTTATAATCATTCTTGATTTGAATCACTTTATCGCCAACAAGAAAGGGTGGTTTCTTGGAACGTCCATCTGGTTCAAATTCAGCAACTTCTACACCATAAACCTTCCTTTGAATGAGCGGTTGAAGCTTAATGTTTAGCGTTTCCGTTCCAACTTCACCTTTGTGTTGAGGAACAAGAATCTGAACGTCCCTCTGTAAATCGATCTTTTCCTTTCCTGGAACAACCAATCTTTCAATAGGGCAAACTTCGCTTCCTTCTTTATTTTGAAAAAGAGAAAGGATCAGGCGTTGGCAATCAATGGCTTCCGCGTTTTTCTTTGAATCCATCAAAAACCACGCCGGGAACTCCCCATCATTCAGTTTTGTTCTATGCGGTTTGACAACTCCATTCAAAATCAGATTACAATTCTCCTTCAATTCCCCCGCTTGACGCATGACTTGGGTTAGTGCAAAAACAGGGATGATTTTGTTGTTAATAATGTCTCGAAGTGGATTTCCATATCCAATCGGAGGTAACTGATTTGGATCTCCAACCAAAATCAGGTTTGTTTTGTTTGGATCGATTGCCTTGAGCAACCTATAAAACAACTCAATTGATACCATTGAAAATTCGTCAACGATCACTAGATTGGATGGAAGTTTGTTGTGTTCAGAAAAGCCCCACTCACTTCCATTGTATGCCAGCAATTTATGAATCGTTTGGCCGTTTAGGTATGTTGTTGATTCTGGTTTTTGGAACAAATCATCAAACATTCCATCAAAATCGTCATGCTCACCTTGTTCTTGCTCTGGTTCGTCTCCAATGATTCCATATTTATTGATTGATTCTGTGATTCTTTGCGCTGCCTTGCCGGTTGGAGCGCAAAGCGAGATTTTGTCCTTGCCTCTGGAAATGTATTCCTTGATAATTGCTGCAATTGTAAAGGTTTTGCCAACGCCAGCACTTCCGGTAATCACAATTGCAGAATTATCGAGCGCTCCTTGAACCGCTGCAAGCTGTTCGATATTCAAGTTGCCTAATTCATGTTTAACAACCTTATCCTTTATTTTGCTTTCGGTTGTGGTGTATTTTTTGAGTTTTTCTAAAACCTCTTTTTCCTGGTTATATGTATGCCGCAAACAAACCCTATCGCTTCCATCGAGCAATAAAACGCTTTCGCATTCGATTTCAAAACCTTTACTGTTTTGTTTCTTGTAAGGTAGCATTAGGGCGGATAGGACGTTCTGTATTTTTTGCTTCGAATCAAGGCAATCTAAAATTAAAATCTTATTCGCTCTATCAGTGAGATCGTCAATCCTAATCCAAGTGCTTCCCTCTTGCAGA